AGGAATTAAACCTGATGAAGAAATTGACCTTTCTAATCCTACTATTCGTCACGTTATTAGTGGCCCTATTATTTTACAAGAGCAAGGACTCCAAAGATTAAAAGGCACGCCTCAAGCTACAACGCAACAACCAACACAACAACCGCAAGAACAACCTACGGATGACTTTGTTAGCTTTTTAACAAAAGAACCTGAAGCAACTGTTAAACCTGAAGCGCCTAAACCAAAAGTTAAATCAGCCAAAGACAGCCAAACTGTAATTGACAAATACGTTAGAGAACCATTATTAGCTATTACTGAACCGCCCATACAAGCAGCTACGGCACTTGGCGCAACTGCTATTGGTAATGTAATTGGTGCTATTAAACATTACGGTGAGCGTGGAACTGCCGCAGAACAAGAAGCGGCTAAATTTGCAGAAAAATATACTTATGAACCAAGAGGCAAAATAGCTCAAAAAGTTTTACCTAAAGCTGCAGAAATATCAGAGGAATATGGCATAAATAAAGTAACTGAAGCCTTGCCAGGTTTAGCGCCTGAATTAGCAACTTTAAGTGAATTATCAGTTCCTATTAAAGCGCAAGTAGGAGTTAAAGCAGGTGACCTTAAAGAGCAATTTGCTAGACGTAAATCTGCTGAAGGTGGCGTAATTAAATCACAAAAACCTGAAGATGTTGCACACGACATAAGACTTAAAACTGCTTCAGAACTTCCTGTTCCTATAAAATTAACAGCAGGACAAGCATCTCAAGACCCTGTTCTTATATCTCGTGAACGTAATGAACGTGGATTTAAAGAGCAACACGCAGAACGCTTTAATGAGCAAAACAAAGCACTACAAGAAAACGCTATTATTATTAAACAAAATTCAGCGCCTAATGTAACAACAACAGATTACGTTGCAGACGCAGAAAACTTAATAGATACAGTTAGAACTATTAAAGAATCTAACAAAACTAAAACACAAGAAGCTTACAAAGCATTAGAAGAAGCAGCTGGTGGTAAGTTTCCTATTGATGGCATTAAATTTGCTAAAAACGCAATTGAAAAACTTACAAGCGAAGATAGATTAGATTATTTGCCAGCTACAATTAGAAGTAAATTAGATGCTTATGCGTCAGGCTCAAAAGAAATGAATTTTAATTTATTTGAAAACTTACGCTCTGATTTAGCGGCTGAAATGCGTAAAGCGGATAGAGCTGGTGATGGCAATATGAAACACGTTTTAAGCGTAGTAAGAGATGAGTTAGAAAACTTACCTATGCAAGAAGGTGACGCTGCATTAAAAGCATTGGCGGACAAAGCTAGAAAGACAGCTAAAGCAGACTTTGATCTAGAAAAATCTAATCCTCTTTATAGTAAAATATTAAATGAATCTGCTGATAGCAAAGATTTAATTCAAACTTTTATAATTAGATCAAAAAATGCAGACTTTATGAAATCAATGGATTTACTTAAAAACGATCCTGTTGCATTAGAACATTTGCGCTCAGGCACATTGGACTATATTATTAGAGAGTCTACAGACGCAAGCGGAAACTTTAGTAACGCTAAATTTCAAAAATTAATTGAAAATCTTAATGTAAACAAAAAATTAGATGTGTTGTTTGGTGAAAACTCTAAACAATTAAAAGATTTAGCTGAAGTTGCAAAAATTGTAGAGGCTAGACCAAAAGGTTCTTTTGTTAACGAATCTAACACAGCTACAGCCATGGGTTCAATGGTTAAAGAATATGGTGGCGAATTAATTAAAGATATACCAATTGTTAGAAGCATTGTTAAACCAGCTTCAAGAATTATGCAGGAACGAAAAATAGCTAAAGAAGTTAAAAAGTCTTTAAACCCACAACCAAAAACAAAACTTTCAGATATAGGAAAATAAAATGTCAGTTAATCTATCACCAATAGGAAACGGAATAAGCTTTTTAGGCACGACAGGTCTGCCATTAGCAGGAGGCAAGTTATATACCTATCAAGCTGGCTCATCTACTCCGCTTGCATCATACACAACTATTAATGGAAATATTGCTCATGCTAATCCTATTATTTTAGGTTCTGACGGCAAACTTCCTGATGAATTATGGTTAACTTATGGTTTTAACTACAAGTTAGTTTTAACAGACGCTAATGACGTTTTAATTTATACCTACGATAATATTTATGGCATTTTAGGAACTATTCCTACTTCAACATCTACTGTGCCTTCAGGTATGATTCTTTTATGGTCAGGATCAATTGGTTCTATTCCTGTTGGTTACTTATTATGTGACGGCACAAATGGCACGCCTGATTTAAGAAATAGATTCCTTGTGGGTTCAGGTAGCACCTATGCTGTTAATGCCACAGGCGGTTCTGCTGATTCAATTGTGGTATCTCACAACCATACTGCAACATCTACATCTGTAGTTACTGACCCTGGTCACTTACATACAGTTCCTTATTCAGGTGCAGATGTTATTGGCGGCGGTGGCGCTCAACCTGGTTATCGTGGAAGTGGATCAAGTAATACATCTACTGCAACAACAGGGATTACAGTTGCTACAACAACAACTAACACAGCAGCAGGAACAAGTGGCACTAACGCTAACTTGCCTCCTTACTATTCACTTGCTTACATAATGAAGAGCTAATCGTGGACTTTCAATTTTTCTTTAACACAGTTTTAGGCGCAGCTCTCATGGTCATTGGTTGGTTTGCTCGTCAACTTTGGGATGCAACTCAAAAACTTAAAGAAGATGTATCAGACCTTGAATTAAATATGTCTGAAAACTATGTTAAGAAAATAGATATTACATCTCGCTTTGACAAAATAGAATCTATCCTTGAACGATTATTTGATAAGCTAGAATCAAAAGAAGATAAAAAATAATGGATTTATCTAAAATAACCTCAATGTTGTTTCCTGTAATAATTTCTGCTATTGCATGGATGCTTTCATCGTTATCAGGTATGCAAGCTGATCTTATAGATATTAAATCTAAAATGCCTATTCTTATTACAGAACAAGGCGTGCCAACAGATAGCCCTATATCAGCAGAACAAAGAAGCAAACTTAAAGAAGAATTAAGACAACAAATATCAGAACTTAATGTGCGTATTCGTATTCTTGAGGAACATGATGCACAATGGAAAGGAAAATAATGTTACCACTATTAGCACCAATACTTTCACAATTAGCTGGAGCTGGACTTCAAAAAGTTGCTGATTCAGTTATGGATAAAGGTTTAGATTATGTTGAAGATAAACTTGGCGTTGATTTAAGACCTGATGAAGATGGTCAATTAAGCGCAGATAAACTTCAATCAATTAAAGTTGAAGCTATGAAGCATGATGAGTTTATGTTTGCTAAAGAAATAGAAGATAAACAAGATGCTCGTAAAATGTATATGGCTATGGCTAATAAAGCTAATGCTCATTGGTTAGAAAGATTACTTGTGCCAATGTTAGCGCTTGGCGTTGTTAGTATTGCTTTTGTATTAGTAGGCGCAGTTATGTTTATTAACATTCCTGATAGCCAAGAAAACATTGTTATATTTGCTTTAGGTTTTGTGACTGCAACAGCAGGCCAAGTAGTTGGATTTTATTTTGGCTCATCTCAATCAAGCAAAGATAAAACACAAGAATTATTAAAAAAATAATGAATCTATCAGAGCATTTTACACTAGAGGAATTAACAGTAAGCGAAACTGCTGCAAGAAAAGGATTAGATAATACTCCTGACAATAATGCGTTAATTAATTTAAGAAGGCTTGCATTGTTTCTTGAAAAAGTAAGAGCAGTTTTAAATAAGCCTATTAAAGTTAATTCTGCTTATAGATCACCTAAAGTTAATGCTTCAGTAGGTGGTAGCAAAACATCTCAACATTGTTTAGGATGCGCCGCAGATATAAGGGTAGCAGGAATGACACCAAATCAAGTCGTTAAGGCTATTAAAAGTAGCAACATAGAATATGATCAAGTAATTAGAGAGTATGACAGTTGGACACATATATCTATTCCTAATAAGCCTGACATTTTACCACGAAAGCAAGCTCTTATTATAGACAAACTAGGCACTAGAATTTTTAAGGAGTAAAAAATGGCAACAAACATGAAACTAGAAAAATGCGAACCATCTATTCGTCACGAGAAAAAAGAAATGGCTATGATGAAAGATTGGGAAAAAGAAAAAGCTAAAGTTGAAAGATTGGCTCGTGAATTAAAAGCGCACGAAAGAGAGCCAATGTCTAAAGCACATCCTAAAAAGTAATGGACAATAACTTTGACGTGTTTGTTGCGTTTACTGTTGTTATTAGTCTTTTATGTATGTGCTATTTGCCTCTACATTTGGCTTTAGAATACATTATTTGCTATTGGTAAAATAAAAAAGGGCATTTCTGCCCTTTCTTAATTGGATATGTTTTTCTGAGGAACGCTATCCACCTTTTAAAGCTACTATTTATTCATAACATACATAGTAACTTCAAAACCAAATCTCATTTCTGATACAGCTGGAGTTGTCCACATAATTTTAGCCTTTCATTTATAACAAGCAAAATTACTTGTTACGCAAATTATGGCTTTTTTGCAATACAAAACCATCAGTAAAATCATTATTTCTTATTTAGCCTATTAGCTATTAGTTGAGCATACCCTGCTATGTCTAACCAGTGGTCAGGTTCATCATAATTTCCATTTGCTATTCTAGCTATTTTAGTGCATATCAAATCTAAAGACTCATTCATATCTAAAGGCAATTGATTTACAGTATCTGCAATAACTGCTTTTAATCGTTGGGAAGTTTCAGCAACTTTTTGGTAATCGCCATGAATACTGTCCCTATTTTTTAAAATTTCGTCTACTTTGCTCATTATTTCCTCCGTAAAAATAATATATAGCCCTAAAACGCACGTTATAGCCTTTTAGGGTCAAATCCATATAAGGTGGATACTTGGTCTGCCAATTTATAGAAAGCCTTGCCATGCGCATCCCAGTGCTTATATCCTTTGTTGTAAAGAGTTAAATGACACATTTCATGTAAAAGCGTCTCGCTTATAGTAGAAAAGTGCAAACAACGGCCTTTTGATATTTCAATTATTAGTTCAGGGTCGCAATTAAAATAGCCATAAGCTGAAGGATCGTTAATTATCCTCCATTTAATTTTTGAAGCTGTGGGTAAATGGTATCGATCAAACGGTGGCATGAGTCTAAACGCTGAATACAGAGCTGCGATATATTTAGCGCTTAATAATGTCATTTTTTATTTATCCAATTTTTGTCCCACATATCTTTATGTGGATCGTCTTTATAAAAATCTTCCTTACTCATTTTATCAAA